TCCAACAATGCCCCCGCAAGTACCACCGCATGCGTGTGGTTAAGGATATTGTCGAGCCGCCGCAAGAGCACCTCATGTATGGTAGCGCCGTACACAAAGTAGCTGAAGAATACATCAGAGACGACACACCCATCCCTGAGAAGTACGCATACATTAAACCTCAGATCGACCCTATTAAGGAACTTCCCGGGGAGAAGTTATGCGAGCATGAGATGGGGCTGACACGGAACTTAGAGCCTTGTGGGTTTAGAGATAAGGATGTTTGGTTTCGCGGTATCGCAGACGTACTTGTAATCAATGGCGACAAAGCCCGTATCGTAGATTGGAAGACAAGCAAGTCTAGCAAGTACGCCGACAAGAAACAACTTGAGCTTCTGTCATTGCTTACGTTCAAACATTTTCCCGCAGTCCAATCAATTAAAGCCGGACTAATTTTCTTGGTTGTTCAAGACTTAGTGCCAGCTTCTTTCAAGACCGAAGACCAAGGCGAAGCATGGCTAAAGTGGTTGGCTGAAACTAACCGACTCGATGCCGCTTACGCAAACGATGTATGGAATCCTAAACCCAACTTTACGTGCAAAGGTTGGTGTTCGGTAGACGATTGTGAGCACAACACTAAACGAAACTTTTTTGGAGGCTAATATCATGCCATACGTAAATAAACCAAGACCCTATAAAAAGGAATACGAGATGTACGACGGCACACCCGCCGTTAAAAAGAAACGTGCCGCACGAAACAAAGCCCGAGCAATGATGGAGAAGGCAGGGCTTGTGCATAAAGGCGATGGCAAAGAGGTCGACCACAAGAAGCCACTGAGCAAAGGTGGTAAGACAGTACGAAGCAACCTCAGGGTTGTGGATGACAACGACAACAGAGGATTCCCACGTAACTCAGACCACTCAGTAAAGCGTAACGTATAGCATGCAAATCATTGACAATAAAGTACTGGTGTTACGTACACGTGACCCAAACCGCATTACTACTACGATAAAGAAAAGCACTGAGCTAAGCCACGAAGATGGCGTCACTGAAGTTGCTGTGTTTTGGGGGTTGCAAGAAGCACAAACTCTACGAAAGCTTGGCGTTAAGAACGTACCATCACCCATCGACAGAGACTACAACTGGCCCGGTATCTTTAAGCCAATGGCTCACCAAAAGGAAACAGCATCATTCCTCACGCTGAATACCCGAGCGTTCTGTTTTAATGAACAAGGTACTGGTAAGACAGCATCAGCAATTTGGGCGGCAGATTATCTTTTGACGCAAGGCGCAGTTAAGCGTGTTCTTGTTGTCTGTCCTTTATCTATCATGCAAGCCGCATGGCAAGCCGACTTGTTTAAGTTTGCGGTTCACCGGACTGTTGATGTTGCCTATGGTGAACGCAATAAACGCAAGGCCATCATTAACGGATTGGCTGACTTCGTAATCATTAACTACGATGGCGTAAAGATTGTCGAGGACGAGATCATCAATGGTGGCTTTGACCTAATTATTATTGACGAAGCCAACGCATACAAGAACTCCCGCACTGAACGATTCAAAGTCATGCGTAAGATTGTGTCCCATGATAAGTGGCTATGGATGATGACAGGTACACCTGCCGCGCAGTCCCCGCTAGATGCGTATGGTTTGGCTAAGCTTTGCATACCTGCAAGAGCACCGACTCTATATAGTACTTATAGAGATATGGTGATGTACCAGTTGACACGATTCAAATGGATTCCAAAACCTAACGCCGTTGCCGCTGTGCATGAGCTACTGCAACCTGCTATTAGGTTTGAGAAAAAGGATTGCTTAGACCTTCCAGACGTAACCCATACATCGCGCTTTGCCCCTCTGTCAGCACAACAACTGAAATACTACAGGCAGCTTAAAAAAGATATGTTGATCGAGGCCGCAGGGGAAGAAGTCTCAGCAGTCAATGCGGCGGCTAATCTGAACAAGCTACTGCAGATCGCTTGCGGTGCTGTGTACACCGACACCAAGAACGTGATTGAGTTTGATGTCTCGGATCGGCTTAACGCTGTCACTGAGGTTATCAATGAAGCATCACACAAGGTGCTAGTGTTTGTGCCGTTTACGCACACGTTGGAAATGCTCAAAGAATATTTGACGAAGCAAGGCATCACTGCCGAGATCATTAACGGCAACGTTAGTGTTACAAAGCGCACAGATATATTCAAAAGGTTTCAAGAAGACGTTGAGCCACGCGTGCTATTGATTCAACCACAAGCCGCCGCCCACGGAGTTACCCTAACTGCGGCCAACGTTGTGATATGGTACGCTCCCGTCACGTCGAGTGAAACGTACTTGCAAGCCAATGCACGTGTACACCGACAAGGCCAAAAGAACCCCGTCACTGTGGTACACATTGAGGGCAGTCCAGTAGAGGCAAGCTTGTACAAGATGCTTCAACAAAAGTTGGACTTACATTCTCAGATCATCGATCTATATAACAGTGAAATAAATTCTTGACACAGTCAAGAAAGGATGTATAATAAGCACTCCCAATTCATAAACCTAAGGACACATATGGAAGACGTACCGATAGAACAGATCGTCACTACGTACATAAAAATACGCGACAAACGTGACAGACTCTATCAAGAGTTCAAAGAAAATACAGCCAAGCTTGATGAGGACATGCAGATTCTCAAGCACAAAATAGTCGAGCTATCAAAGCTGACTGGCGTTACTAGCTTCTCAACACCGACAGGCATTGCCTATCGCACAGTCAAGAACCGTTACTGGACTAATGACTGGGAAAGTTTCTACACATTCATGCGAGAGCAAGGAAGTATGGAACTGCTTGAGAAGCGTATTCATCAAACTAACATTAAAGAGTTCATGGACTCCAATCCTGAGGTGCATCCACCCGGACTCAATATTGATAGTGAATATGAAATCACCATTCGTCGTAAGTAAATTTTTAACTAGGAGATAATTATGAGCAATGACATTGCTTTGTTTCAACAAGAAGTTCCCGCGTACTTAAAGAAAGCGGGACAAGATGACCTGACCAAATCCTTGGCAGGTAACACAGGCCTTAAGCGCATTTCCATTCGTGGCAGTGTATTTCGCATGATGGTCAACGGAGAAGAAATCTCTAAGAACGAGAGCCGTGCTATGAACATCGTTATTATTAACGGTGCCGCTAAAGTATCGCGTTCGTTCTATGCGGGTAAATACGTACCCGGTGAGACAACTTCGCCTGACTGCTGGAGTAACGATGGCGATAAGCCTGACGCAAGCATTGAGTTCCCACAGAACAAGTCATGCGAAGGTTGCTCACAGAATATTAAGGGCTCCGGTCAAGGCGACTCACGCGCATGCCGTTATCAGCAACGCTTAGCAGTGTTGTTAGCCGACGATGTAGATGGAGAAATCTTTCAGTTGGTGCTACCCGCGAAGTCTATCTTCGGTCGTGGCGACTTAGACAAGATGCCGTTCCAACAGTACGCCAAATACGTTGGCGCTCAAGGCAAGAGCATCAACACCTTGGTAACTGAGATGCGCATGGACAGCGACAGCGACACCCCCAAGCTGACGTTCAAGCCTGTGCGTTATTTGTCAGAGCAAGAATGGCTTGTTGCTAAAGAAAAAGGCGATAGCCCTGCCGCACGTTCCGCAGTAACGCAGACCCCTGCCGCTACTGATGGTGCAAAACCTAAAGCACAGACTGCACCTGTTGCTAAAGTTGAGGTGGCTGAAGAAGTTGCCGAGCCTACTAAGCGAGTATCCAAGAAAGCCGCTGAGCCCGCCGCAAAGAAAGACTTTGTGGATGTGCTGAATACTTGGACAGACGATGAGTAATGATGGACACAAGAGGCTATACATTACGAATCGTCAATGCTAACAAGGTAGCAAATGCTAGAAGCCCCGGTGTAAAGCTGGGTCGCTTCTGCATTGACAAGGACATTCCTGTACGTGAAGTTGCAGAGTATTTTGGCGTGAGCCGCATGACGATCTATAAATGGTTTGTCGGCGAGTGGATACCCCGAAAGATTCACAACGAGAAAATCACAAACATCGTCCAAGCCAAAGTAGGCATGTAGCTTAAAGCGTCTGTGAGGCATGCCGCGCTTCACGGACGCTATTTTTATCGCGGTGCAGAGGCGGCTATGACAAGAGCAGATTTGTTGTCGGCGGTGCTCTCCACAGAAGGATGGTATTGTATTGTCGGTCTTAAAAAGACTGGACTTCCAAGACAAACGTTTGTGCAGGGGTTGAGTGAAGCTGACGTAGAAATAGAAGACTTACTAGCCAAGGGATACGATGCGTATTTTGGTTGTGCTAAGTACGAGACGGATAAGACGAGGACGACGGATAACGTAAAGGCTATACGAGCATTTTGGCTCGATATAGATTGTGGGACTAACAAACCATACGCTACTCAAGGCGATGGCTTAGCCGCGCTTAAGAAGTTTTGCATGGAGGTTGGATTACCAAGGCCGACGATTGTCGACTCTGGCCGGGGCCTTCATGTGTACTGGGGTCTTACTGCTGATGTATCAAGAGCACAGTGGAGACCAGTGGCTATGCGCCTCAAAGCGTTATGCCATGAGAAAGGTTTAGAAGCCGACCCTGCTAGAACGGCAGATGCGGCATCGATACTGCGTGTCCCTGATACACTGAATCATAAAGAGAACCCGCCACTTGCGGTTACGTTGAAAAGCGTAGGCACACCTGTC